ACAACAGTGGCTGGGATTGCATCAAACGTTACTTCGGTAGCTGGAATTGCATCTAATGTAACTACTGTAGCTGGCAATATAGCTGGAGTTAATAGTTTTGCAGACAGATACAGAGTAACTAGTGGAGATCCAGATTCATCTTTAAATGCTGGTGATTTAAACTTCAATACCTCATCTAATACCTTTAAGTATTACTCAGGTTCGGCATGGAACTCAGTTGCATCAACAGATTCAAACGTAAAAATTTCCTCAAACGACAGCAGTGCTGGTGGTTTGTTAGCTAAGCTAACGGCTACAGGAAGTACTGGTGTTACTCTCACTGAGACTAACGATGGTAGCAACGAGACACTAAACATTACTCTTGCTGGCATTCCTATTGCCAAATTGGCAGCTTCCGCTATTACCATTAATGGAAGCGCAGTTAGTCTTGGTGGAAGTGTGACAGTTGGAGAGACTAAACCAACAGTAGCTAATGTATCACAAACAATAGCTCCATCATCAGCAACAACAATTAATATTACGGGTTCAAACTTTGTAACTGTACCTATTGTTGAATTTATTAAAACTACTGGTGCAATTACTAGACCTAACTCTGTTTCATTTACTAATGCTACAACGCTATCTGTAAATGTAACTTTAGCAACTGGTGCTTACCATGTGAGAATAGAGAATCCAGATGGTAATGCTGGACGTAGTACCAATAATATTATTACAGCAAGCGCAGCTCCTACCTTTAGCACAAGTGCTGGAAGTTTAGGCGAGGTTGCAGCTGGAGCATCAGTGTCTATAGATGTAGATGGATCATCAGACTCAACAGTAGCTTTCAGCGAGACCACAAGTGTCTTAACAAGTAACGCTAATACCCCAGCATCAACAATGAATTTAACGCTTAATAGCGGAACAGGTGTAATAACAGGTACAGCTCCATCTCCAACAGCTAGCACAACGTATAATTTTACATTAAGATTAACAGATGCAGAGGGTCAAACTGTAGATCGAGCATTCAGTATAACAGCAAGTGTTGGTATGGCTAACAGCATGGCATTTAACTAGAGGACATTATGGCAACAACAGCATCATCATATTTAAGCAAAACACTAGATGCAAGTAACAGAAAAACTTGGACATTTAGCACATGGTTTAAACTACCTGATAATCCAGTTTCTGATAAAGTAATATGGGCAAATAGTTATGAAGGTAATAATGCAGATTTTGCATATATAGCTGTAACGTCAACTTATGGAATACAAGTGCAATCATATGCAAGTAGCTCAAATGTTTTAAATCAAGTAACGAACAGATTACTTCGTGACCCTACCTCGTGGTATCACTTGGTAGTTAGGTGTGACACTACCCAATCAACAGCAGCAAATAGAGTAAGAATTTACATTAATGGTGGAGATGCAGAAACATCTTTAGCTACTAATACTATACCTAACCAAAATCAAGACTTAGGTATAAACATGAATGTTGAACACAGAATAGGAAACTTTAAAGGGCTTAATAGAAACTTTAATGGATTGTTAGCCCATACCCATTTTGCAGATGGACAGTCTTATGCACCATCAACATTCGGTGAAACTGACAGTACAACAGGTGAATGGAAAGCAAAATTATCTCCAAGTGTAACTTATGGAACAAATGGGTTCTTCCTAAAGTACGAAAATGCTAGTAACTTTGGATTAGATTCTAGTGGCGAAAGTAATAACATGGCTACATCAGGAACATTTATACAAGACACAGATACACCTAGTAATAACTTTATAACATTAGATAAAAACCAATCAGATTATCAATCTATTAATAATGGTGGTGAGTATGTAGACCATGCTGGCACAGCTTATCTAGGAACAACAGGCAATGCTAGAGGTGTTAATGGAACAATGATGGTGTCAGATGGTAAATGGTATGCAGAATTTAAACCAGCATCAGCAAACACACAAGCAGATGGCAACACAATATCAATTTATAAAAATGGTACTCATGCTTCAAGAAGATGGCAATATACTGGAGCTAATGCAATCGTAGGAAAAGAAACAGGTTCAAATGGTTGCGAGGGAATTACTTACCAACCCATGACTGGCACACCCAATCTTATAGATGATGGTGGTGGTGGAACTGTAAACTATGGTGTTCAAGCAAGTGTTAATAACATCATTATGATGGCAGTAGATTTAACAAGTGCTACATCTAAGATATGGTTTGGTAAAAATGGTACATGGTTCAATGCACCTGGAACTTCCAATGTAGGAAATCCTGCAACAGGAGCTAATCCTGGATTATCTTTTGCTAAAGGAGATGAGTTTTGGGGAGTCAATGTTACAGCAGTAAACCATAGTAGTGCAAATTATTATATGTATTGCAACTTCGGAAGAGGGGCGTTTGGGACGACTTTAGTCAGCAGCGGCAATGCAGATTCTGCTGGAGTTGGAATTTTTGAATATGTTCCACCATCAGGATTCTTAGCAATATGTACTAAGAACATTAAGAACACAGGATAACGATATGGCATTTATTTCATTTCAACCACACGATCACTTTGACTGTCCTACATGGGATGGTAGTGATAGCACAACCACAATTAACAACATGGCTTTTAAACCTGATGCTCTTTGGATTAAAGTATATGAGGGTACTGGACACCCAGTATTAAACAACTCATCAGAGGGTACAGCTAAGAATTGGATTCCTAGTGGAAACAATGCTGTTGATACAACAACATATGTGGCTAGTTATACATCAGATGGATTTACTTTAACTGGAAACATAGCAAATACTAATGATGCTGGTCAAAAATATATGTCTGCTTGTTGGAAAATAAATGCTGGTTCAGAATCAAGCAACACATCAGGTTCAATAAATTCTACTGTTCAAGTTAATCAGACTGCTGGTATAAGCATATGTAGGTATACAGGTACAGGAGCAGTAGGAACTATTGGTCATGGATTAGGTGCTGTACCGAAAGTTATAATAGCAAAAGCAACAACACTTTCAGATAGAGGAGATGTGTTCAATGGTGGCACAACAATGTACTCTGATACTGAAACAGACTTAATACAGTTTGCATCAACAGGAGCGTTTCAAGATGATGCTGATGGTTGGAATGACACAAAACCTACAACTACTTTATGGAGTATAGGAACTAAATCACATCATAATACTGATGGCGCTCCTTGTATTGCTTATTGTTTTGCAGAAGTAAAAGGGTTTAGTAAGTTTGGATTTTATTCAGGCACAGGACATCTATATGGAACTAAAGTTTATTGTGGTTTTAGACCTAAATGGATAATGTTTAAAAAATGGGATGCTACTGAAGAATGGGCAGTGAAAGTATCAGGACTAACAGGTTATGGTTTAGGTGGTACAAGAACGAGAACACTTAAATTTGTTGATACCACTACTGCAACAAACTGTACTATTCAATTTGAAAGTAATGGATTTAGATTAGCAACCACAGATGGTAAAGCAAACCAAGAAAATTCAAAGTATATTTACATGGCTTTTGCTGAAATGCCAATGGTAGGAAGTAACGGAACAATAGCACTAGCTACATAGGAGAAGATTGTGTTTCCAATAGAATTAATATCAATGCTTGTATCAACAGTACTAGGTGGAGTCTTATCCATCATGGCTCAGAAAGGAAAAGATAAAGCAGATGAACAGAAGATGCTTATGCAACGAGCTAACTTTGATGCTAAACAAAAAGATAAGGCACGTGATGTGCAAGATTCATTTACAAAAAATACTAGGCGATGGATTGCATTAATCTGTGTGGTAGCGATTATTGTATTGCCTAAGTTAGCCCCCTTTATTGACTCATCAATGCCAATCTATGTAGGTTACACTGAGGCAGTCATGCAAGGGTGGTGGATATTTGCATCATCAACAGACATAACACAATGGAAGCCAATGACTGGGCTAGTTATTACGCCCCTCGACACGCATGTAGTTAGTTCAATCGTTGGTCTATATTTTGGCGGATCATTAGTAAGGAGATAACTATGAGCTTATATGAAAACATAAACAAACGTAAGAAAGCTGGGACAAGTAGAAGTAAAAAGAACTCTACTGTAACTAAGAAAGCATACGACAATATGAAGAAAGGCTTTCCTAAGAAGAAGAAATAATGGTAGCTAAAAAATTTCAGAACCCTACAGGTGGACTTAATGCAGCGGGTAGAGCGCACTTCAATAAGAAGACTGGCTCTAAGCTTAAGCCTCCAGTGACAGGCAAAGCACCTAAAGGATCTAAAGCTGCGGGTAGACGTGCAAGTTTCTGTGCCAGAATGTCTGGAGTTAAAGGACCAATGAAAGATTCTAAAGGTAGACCAACTAGGAAAGCACTGGCATTAAGAAAATGGAAATGCGGAAGAAAGTCTTAAAAGGTGTAGGCATCTTAGCCTTGTTCATTATCATCTTATGTATAGAGAATGCAGTAGGTGATGTAACTTCTAGTGGTAGTACTACCAATACCCAGTCTAATAATGCTGGTTCTAACACAGCAATCACAGGTGGATATGAGTCAGCAACCACATATCAATCAGGCTCATCCTCTAATAGCACGACAAATAATGAGACAAACAATAGTACCAACCAGAAAACAGCCGTAAACCCAGCCTCAGCGCCCTCTATGTCTGTGTATGGACAGGACTCTTGTGTCATTCCTCTCGCTGCTGGTGTTACAGTCATTGGTTTCAGTGGTTCATTCGGCTCATACTATGTAGATCCACAATGCGAAATGAGAAAGTCAGTAGCTGTATTAGCTAAACTAGGTATGAAAGTAGCGGCAATAGCAAGAGCATGTCAAGACGAAAACATCTGGAAATCCATGATGGATGCGGGTTCACCTTGCCCTGTGGATGGATTGATAGGTGATAAAGCTAAAGCAAGATGGAAAGAGGTAGGTGGATTCCATAGAATTAAACAGGTGTCTAGTGTAGGCAAGAGGAGTATGGCTTGGAACAAATAGCTAAAATTTTTTTTCTACTTATAGCTTCAACTTCTTTGTTTGCTGAAACTACTGGCAATCTATTACCTCAACAATTCTTTAACAACAATCAAGGACATGGTGGCTGGAACTGTAACGATCCATCTCACAATCATGGCAACAGTACGGTTGCTGCTGTTCATGGAGATTTCATAGAGAATACAATCACACTAGGAGATACACTCAATCAATCACAAATTAATGGTGGTTGGACATCTACCTTTGGTGCTGACATGTGGGGCTGGAATCAATACGACCAAGAAATTAAAATGACTCAGACTATAACTGGTGCAGATGGTACAGTTACTACACAGATAAGAGATGTAGCTATACCTGGTTGTAGTGGATATAACTGTAGCAGTTACTCAACATATACAGATAGTTATACACAGGGTATCAACAATCAGAATGACTATACAATTAAGGCTAGGTTTGATTTCACCGAGTCATCTCAGTCTGCTTTACACAGAGCCATAGACTTAAAGAACCCTACACTTACTGTAGAATACAGTTTATTAAATACTACACAGGTAGCTGAGTTGAAGACTATGAGTGAAACAGTATATAATGTGGTAGAGGATATAGAAATTATAGAATATATCCCAGAAGAATTTAACTTTGAAACATTTAATGAACCGACAATAGAATTTACCATGCTTGAAGAGATTAACTTTGAGCCACAGGCGGTAGAGGAAATTAATACAGGGATCATTGATGTATTCATGGAGACAATAAACTATGACAATCAAGAGAACATCGAATCATTCTCAACAGAAATCGAAGTCGCAAAAGAAATTCCAATCCAACGAGAAGACATTGCATTTGAAGAAGAAGTCTTCCAAGAACGGGAGACCGACATCCAAACCTCAGACCTTGGCGGAATCACTGAGCCAGAGCCTATACAACAAGAGGTTAGCGGAGGAGAAAGTGAAGAAGTCAATGGAGTCGAGGATACTAGAACAGGAAATGGTAGTCCACCAAGAGAAGACGAAGAAAGAATTACTGGAAAGTCTGGAAGACAAACCGAGAATCAAGAAAGCACGACTGTTACCCGAAGTGAAACAAATGACAGAGGAAGTGGAGACAATGAAACCCTCGCCCTCAGACAAGATAGCATTTCAGAAGAGCGGTCTGAAGAAACTACTAGAGAAGATACTGTCTCTGTTTCGATAGAAGATATACGTGCTGAGGTAGCTAAGACTACAGCCAGTGTTAGCCAGAAGATTGTTCAAGTAAATATTTTAGTAGCTAAGGCTATGCAATCATCAGTATCTATTGACTCTTATGGTAATGTAAATCAAAATATATTTAAGGATCAATTAAATATTAATGGAGGCAGCTATGAGTCCAGAGATTATGTTGACAATAGAAATATATATAAAGAAATTAGTTACATCAACCGTGACAAGCTATACAAGTATCAAGAAAAAATTGATCAAGCTGTTGGTGATAAGATTAAAGCACAACTAGAACTAGAGAGGATTATAAATGGATATTAAAAGCTGGGGAGTAGGATTAGGAATTGCAACTACATTAGCTGGTATGTTAATGGCTGTTGGTAGTGTAATGAATAGACTGGAAGTGATTGAGTCCATGTCAGCCCCAGACATTAAACCTTTAGTTGCTAATATAGCTGTCAACCAAGGTGAGATAGCAGTGCTTAAAGCTGAGATAGCAATCATCAAAGCTCGAAGCGACAACCCTCTTTCTAACTAAGAGAGTCCCAATTAATGTAATTGTCAGAGCCTACCTCATAAGCAGATAGTAACTCTTCTTCTGTGCAATTATACTTAGCTTCAAATGCTCTTCGACCAAGACCATGATATCCATGTCCATGTTCTCTATGATGAAACACACATAAAGGAATGCACATTACACCACGCTGTGACATACCCATACCTTTTCTAAGATGATGTATCTCAGTATGGGTTGTCTGTCTTGTCTCTAATTTTTTGCATAGGACACAGCCATATTCTTTCTGTATCCTATACAGTTCCAGCATTTTTTTGTTTGGTTTTTTCTTACCCACTACCAAGGCACGCCATCATCGTCAGGTCTGGCTGCTGGTTTATCTAAAACACTACCGCCCTTACTAGGTTCTTCTGGCACTTGAGCTGGCGCATCATTCTTACTACCTAGTAATTGAATGTTGTGACCATAACTTACTTCAACAAAAGGTACGGTGTTACCATCTTCTTTCTTCCATGAAGTAACTAAACCCTCAAGATATATTTGTTTACCTTTGGTTAGATAAGGATGTAAGTGTTCAACCAATTTCTCATTCCATACTGTTATGTTATGCCACTCGGTTACTTCTTCTTGTCCTTTCTTTCTGTTAGTTGCTAAACTAAATTTCATATATTGTTTACCCGCTTGTGTAGTGTCAAGCTCGGCATCCTTGCCAAGCCTACCAATTAAACACAGTCTGTTTAAATCATTTGCCATTATATTTTTTCCTCCTCATGTAGCAATTCTATTGCTTTTATTTCTTCTTCAATCTCAAGTTCTAAAGTTTTTAGTTCTAACATTTGTTTTCTTATTAGACCTAACTGACCACCGAACATAAGTCGCACCATGTGATAAGTAATACTACTTACATCCTCCTCTTTTTTATTTACTGGATTATAATAAGTATACTTATCTTCTTTTATTTTATTTACTGACATTTATTTTGTCTCCTATTTTATTTAATTTATCATGAGCACCAGCTTTTACACTGTTACCCACGGGTTCTTTGAAGTCATCAGCTTCTGACTCTGAATACAAAAACGCATGTGCATTCAACAGTTTCAAGATACATCTATCGACTGCTCTCTTCTCTGCCATTGCATATGGATATTGGTTCATTGTATTTTTAGGAGATGATTCTCCTAATGATTCTACTTTCACTTCATCTTTTGTAGCTACACATTTTACTAGAACATCTGGGGCAAAGCTAAGTACATTTAGCTGCCATGTTATCTTGTCTTGCATTGCTATTCTTTCAAGAGCGTTGTGTTTAATAATCCAAACAGGTTTCTTACCTCTCTTTAAATCCCAGAAGTCTTCTCCTTTTAGATTATATTTGGTTTTAAATTTTTCAATTAACTCTTCTGTATAATTACTCATCAGTTTTCTTCTCCTCTTTTATAGTTAAAATATTTTTCTTGTTGCGCGTTACCACAACCCCATTGCCTCTTGCCTCACGGCAATCATCAGATACTAGATCCTTGATTGCTTTCTTGCATTCATCGAAATGTTTAGCCATCGGTTTATAATTATAAAACTCCTTAGCTAAATCAATCCATTCTCTTGTGTGACTCATGTCTTTCTTTACCATACCGTTAAGTTTAATTTCTTCTTTAGGTGGTGTGCTTGGTAAGTCAAGACTGATTGGTGTTGTACCTGTCTGTATACAATCCCAAAGATAAGCTAATACTTTTTCAAGCTTTTGTTGATAGGTATAGTCAGCATCTATTATTGCTTGCTCCCATCTTCTGTTACCAAAAATTACAGACAAGTGTATGTGAGTTTTACCTGTGTGCATCATGTAATGTTGTAGCTGAGGGTAATTAGTTTCTGCTACTACCTCCATAGTATTACCCTCATATGTATGCTTGGCTTCTACTGGTACTCTGCTATCAACAGTCATGCCATCAAGATGAGACATGATATGATTGTTTGTTTTTACGGTTACATCTCTTACCATTTTTTCACCTAGTTCTCTTTCTAAAAAATCTAAGTTAACTGACTCAGTAGCTATACCTATCTGCACATTTAACATGTGATCTAAGTTAGCAGGCTCAGCCTCTCCTCTCTTCTCTTTGTATACATCAAGCCAATCACCTCGCATGATTCTATTGCTGTCACTACCTCCCAGTCCTTTGTTTCTTTCTTGTTGTTGTTGTTGTGTTAGCATATTATTACCTCAAATATTTATTGTTAACTTTCATGTCACCTTGTTTAAAAATTTCTAATAAACGAAAGTCTCTTACAGTATTGATAAGCCATTTCAAATGTTCTTGATAGTATGGCTCACACCTATCAATAAAGTCTTTAGGTACTGGAAGTCTAGGGTATTGATATTCTACTAGTAGGGAATCAGTACAATACTCAAGCACAAAGCTAGGATATACAGAAAGAATATCAAAGTATTCTCTAAGACCTGTATCATCTGGTACTTTGATTTGAAATGTTGCTGCAATTCTTTCTAAACAAACAGCTACATCTTCACGAGTACAACGTTTCATATACATAGAAAAAATATTTAGAATGTCTGGGGCAAACTCATCTATGTCATTTTGATTTGGGAAATCGTTTGATTTGCCCATCATCGTTTGTATTTCCTTGCTTCGCAACACGATAGAGACTACCTTTTCGTGTCTGAATTGCATTGGTACTTGTTGCAACATGATTGCTTGTTTGCTTTGAGCTGTACTCATCAGCGCGTCTGATCCAGTTTCTGAAAGCTGCATCCCAATTCTCTCTAGTGTCACCAGTGCTGATGTAGTGATCAACAAATTTTTCTTGTTCATAATTTATGTTTACTCCAGGGTATTGACCAATCATTTTATCGATTGTTTTTTGTGAAGGACAGTAGTCCTCATTCATTTTGGTTTGACTCATTGTATGTGTTCTCCAGTAAGAGCAAGCATGACTTTAAAATTATCGTACAAAAGATTTGCAGTCGTTGTACTTGTATTTAAATAGCTTGCAATGTTCTTTATTATATCACGTCTACCTAATTTTTGTTCTTCTAAATTGTATATGTAATGGTATAAGTCATTGTTATACATAGATATTCTCCTATTAATATGTTAGTCTTCCGCCCTCCATTGTTGTACTTGTTCTTTGAATTGCTTTGGTAAATTTTTCTCATCGAAATCAAAACATGAATCATTACCGTTCAACCATTCACCAATATATCCCATGCCTCCCTCCATGTAGTTAGCACAAACATAAAACCCTTGCTCAACTAACGCTGCATAGATACCTAATGGTGGCGACCATGCTGAGTCAAAGCCTATGTCTAGTTCGTAATTATAACTACGATTTATATCTGCTTTGTCTGCACCGTGATAGTCAATAGGAAATGAGTCTTGATAAAACTCATTGACTTCCCACTTAGTACCCCAGTTATTGCACCTCCAGTCATACCATCTATCGTCTTGAGTACCATCTGGAAACTCCTTGATTTTCATAATGAGTTCACCTTTTTTATTTTTAATATCCTTTAGTTTTGGTAGCTCACCCTTGTCATTAGGTGTAGTCATCCAGTCTGGTTGAGGCATGATAAGATTGAACAGGTTATGTTTATCTTTCATACACTCTTTAGCTAAAGGTATTAGTTTACGTTTAAGTTTGTGACCTATAGTCACGTTGTTTTCACACCAGTTTGGCATAATGTTTCTCCAAGTTTGTTAGTTGTTTACAATAAATCTAGCTGTCCTTTAACAGTAGATAAATATTCATCGATAGTTTTAATAAGTACTTGTTCCATTGCTAGTCTAAAGTTTCTTCTTATGCTTGCCTTGTGATGGCGGTGGCTTAAGTAGTCTTCATACTTAGATGTATAGTTGTGATAGTTATTATAGATATCACTCTTAGTATCTAATAACCATGTGCTATTCCCATGTTTATCTACACCAAAAAACTTACATACTGTCCTAACTGGACAGCCTCGTACTTTATAATCTATTATTCTTATTGTTCCCTCTTGCATAATATATCTCCAAGTTAATTTACTTTTAAATCTATTTGAATACTAGAATTCCTGTTAATTTATTAATCGTTATCGTATCAAACTGGTCTCCTGTCTGTTTCCTACCATCAGGAAAAGTTTTGATACTATAAAAAACTATTCTAATTTCATCATCATCTTCAGCATTAATACTTATGTCTATGCTTTCACCTTTAGGCGTTGTTATTCCTATCCATTCATCTATGTCCATAATATATCTCCAAGTTAATTAGTTAAGGATAGATAAGCGTTTAACTCTCACTTATTACCTATCTATCCCGTTCGGCTCAAGAATCTCACTATGTTACCGAACTATTGATATCCTCTTTGTTGTTTAGCATAGTCCATGCACCATCCTAAGTTATGCTTGTTGGTAGGAAAAGAGTACTCTCTTTCTATACCTATATTTAACGGTCCAATTTTTAAGCTTTCTATTTCATCCATTGACACATCACCGAACTCAGCATAATCAATACAACATACACCAAATGCAATGTTAGTTTCTGGATCTAACTCACTTAGGTACCAGTCACCTCTACCATATGGATTAAACAAATGCACTACTGCATTGTGTGAGGATTCTGCACCCTCTGTTCTAGTCTTATGATGATTGTCAATCAGTTTTTTCTTGATCGCTTTCGTTAGTAACATCATCTTTCTTATCCTCCGTTGGTTCTAGTGTCATGAATACGGCACCTTTTACTGGTTGCTCTTTGCATATCTTTGCACCACTGCTTAGTAATATACTCATAGCATCTTGTTCCTGTTCTTCATCTACATACATTTCTTATCCTCCAAGTGTTGTTTATAATTGTCATCAAGTTCTTCAGCTACACGTTCTTCGGCTACCATAAGTGCATACTTAATCTGGCATCGTTGACTGTGCATCTGGTCACGCATACCCGTACGATACGATAGGTCACACATTGCCTCTGGTCTAAGAGATGTAGTGTGATACTTAGCTGGTATGTACATCTGATTGGTCTTCTCTATTAGATGTTCAATATCATTTAACATATCTTGTAATAATTTTAAGTCGCTTGTGTCCATTAGTTCTCTCCTATATATGTTTTAAATTTTTCTATGTCATAACTGAAATCATAATCATCAGATATACTACTGCGTTCTTCAAAGAAACCTTTACAGTTTCTGTATTGCATATACATCCTTGCGTAATATGCTTTGTAATTGTTGTTGATTTTGAATGGATCTCCTACTCCATTTAAGTCAGTCCAGAATCTTACAACATTAATAATAATCTCAATGCTATATTTCTTTCTAGTCTGTCTTGCCCTGTCTGCATACTCTGCTATCTTAGCAAAGACATTAGGATTATTTCTATGGTATGTCTTAAAGTTTGTAAGATATCTATTAGGTATGTAGCCATCTGGTATTGTTGCTTTTAGTCTGCCCATTATTGCTCTCCAATAGTTAATGTGGTATATATTATATTATGAAATCTATAGCTAAACCTATACCTGATAAAGCCAAGAAGCTTGTCGACCTATTGATAGACACTGGATGTACAATCAAGTCAGCATCATTACAGATAGGATATAAAGGTAACTCTGCCCGTGTAACAGCAAGTCGATTGTTGCATAGACCAGATGTACAAGAGTATTACTTACAGCAGATAAGAAATAAGATAGGTTACAGTACCCATAAAGCATTAGGTAGTGTAATAAACTTATCATCATCAGCACAATCAGAGTATGTAAAGCTAGAAGCCAGTAAAGATTTGTTGGATCGTGCTGGGTTCAAGCCAGCTGAAAAGAATCAACATGTTATATCGGGTGATTTTTCAATCAATATAGATTTGAAGTAAAGACTTGCGTAAAGCTAGTACATATACAGAATTCTGTGGTATAAAAAAAAAGTGTAAGTAGCATATCAAACTCATAATCTGATACACTACTCACTGTCAATTAGGACTCATATCTAAGATACTATCCTACTGATTACTTACTTAGTTTCTTTGCTCTAGATTTAGCAATATCTTTAGCAGATATCATAGCCTTACCTTGAACTACGCCTGTTTGAACGCCTTGATTTCTTTGATATTCAAGTGAACGTTCATATGCTGACATAACTACCTTATCTTTGGCATGTAGGTTAGCAACGTTAATGAAGGACGCTAGTATCTCTATAAGGAACTCACGATTAGCATCCGCATAACTGATGGCATTCCTTGTTTCTTGGGTATAGTCTTTTGCACCAGTAACAGTAGTAGCAACTCTATTCATATCACTACTGGCTGTTGAATTGTTTTCTTCTAGTCTACCTAGATATGTTTTTAAACCATCAATATCTTTGTCAAGTAGCAACACTGTTTTAGCAACAGCATCCGCACAACACTCATTAAGATTTCTGATAGCATTCTCGAAATACCTACCGTTTCCTAGTACCCAGCCGATTCCATTACCGCCATGTGCCTCAGGTTTCATGTCATCGAATAGAGTCATTATGTTATCGAACGAACCTATCTCAGATTGGGGTTCTGCCTCTAACTTAACACGTGCCTCTTTCCATATAGCATTAGCTATGAACATGCTGTTTTTTGCATTATCTGGTATAACAACTGATTTGTTATCTTTTTTATTATCTTTCATTTTATATTTACCTATGTTTGTTAATATGGCTGATATAACTTATTTATAAAAACCATGGTTTAACATAAAGCTTTAACTCAATAATCTATGTCAAAGAGACATAGGGGAATGTAACAATTAAGAGAGTCTCGGTGTTTTTATTATGGTTAGTCTAATTAGCTTATAGTTGTTTCAATCTGAGATATGTTGAGCGTTATCGAAGAGAGGGGGTGCGTCACATACACACACACTTGCATACACACTGGGGTATTTAAACTACTAGAAGCTAATGTAACTCCATCAAAAAAACTTGACATAGTTATTGAGTTCAAGCTGGTTCTATTCTTTCTTTACTCTTTGTTACATACACTACTCAGTATGTTCTTCCTTTGTTTGCGTAGCATATTATATGACACATCTCTGATGTGACTATTATTCTTACTGTTTTGCTCACCGACACAGGAGGGGGGTTCAAAACTGGAAGCCCAACGGATAGGGGGGGACCCCGACACGCATTATTTCCTTTCAAGGTCTTCACATCATCTTCTATTCGTGATACAAAGAGAGAGAGAACAAAACATGCGTTTTAAAAAAAATTTATATACAAGAGGTTAGTATGATAAGCAATAAGAAAAAGGGCATAGATAAAGGGATAGAGAAACTTGGATCTAGTATTAGAGCAAGTGAGTATAAATCAAAAGCTTCAACAGCCAATAGTCCTACACAGAAAGCTTTTAACCGCATGGGAATGAAACTACATGCTGGACAGATTAGATCCTTATACAATAAGTCTGGGTTTAAAAAACCTACAGGCTCTGAATTGGTAGCTGGTTTTAATAAAGCTAAGGTTACTGCGGCTAAAGTAGCAAAGAATAAAGCAGCCTTTATGCCACAGACAGGTCAGTCTATGGTTAGCGCCTATTCAGAAAACAATATCAATACATCAAGATTGTTAAATACTTCTATTACTAAGCCTTATACTACTAAAGTTAAGCAAACACCTAAGACAGGTATTAACACTTCTAACCTATTGAGCGGTAAGGTTACAACTAAAACAACTAAAATGGGCGAAATGGAGCTGTTTAACGCTCGTATGAGGAAGATACACAAGCTCAGAGGTATCAAGGTTAACAAGAAGAATAGAACAGGTTATGCGGGATATTAAATGTCTGCATCCTTGTTTGACAATGCTGTTAACTACGCCAAGAACAATCCAATTGAAACTGCTTTAACAGTAGCGAGTGTAGTACCAGCAGTTAGAATAGGTAAGTTTGCTTATACAACGGGCAAGACCTTACTTAAAAACTACAAAACAAGACCTCATACTCTTTACAGGGGGGTTCCAGATAAACAACTAACCCTAACGGATGCTAAAAAAAATATTGCATTTAATAAGATTGATAACAAAGTAAGGGGTACTGGCGCTAAAACTTACGGCAATTGGTTTACAACAGACAAAACAGCTGCTAAAAATATTGCTGGCAAACAGGGTAATTTGTATAAAGTTAAGATAGATCACAAAACATTACTCAATCTTAAAACCACACAACCCAAACATTACAGTAATATAACAAAATTTAATAAACTTGATAGAGAGTTTTATGGAATTGTTACACCGTCAATAAGAAGACAGGCAAAGAAACTATGAGTGAGGTAAAGAATGAGCGTGGAAAAAAATATAAAAAGGGCAAAGGTCATTGTCCAAAACGAAAATAAAGCAATAAGAGAAAGACGTAATACTAGAATATCTGATTATATAGAACATAAAATGATTAAAGGGTATACTAGAGACGAAGCAACTAAAATGGCACAAGCCTTAATAGATAATCAATAATGGCATTTCACACTATAGAAGCATTAAGAAAGTTTGATAAGTCTGGTATGAAGAAACTTGTGATGGCTGTTAAGATGTCTCATATGAAAGATATGCCTAAAGAAGCTATTACCGATCGTGAGGCTGAGAGAGTTCTTGAAACCTTACAACCAGCCACCTTAGAAAAATTATACAAATTGGCGGTAGATAATGACATCGTTAACCTATAAGCCAGACGGCAATACTATAAAGCAATTCATGAAAGATGAATCATTCTTTAGAGGATTGAGGGGACCAGTAGGTAGTGGCAAGTCAGTTAGCTGTTGTATTGAGATTATCCGTAGAGCCTTGCAACAAGAGCCAGCATCAGATGGTAAGCGTAAATCTAGATGGGCAGTCATTCGTAACACCAACCCACAACTTAAGACTACTACTATTAAGACATGGTTAGATTGGTTTCCAGAAGAAGATTGGGGTAAATTTACTTGGTCTGTTCCTTATACACACAAGATTGTTAAAGGGGATGTTGAGCTTGAAGTTATTTTTTTAGCCCTAGATAGACCAGAAGATGTAAAGAAATTGCTATCATTAGAGTTAACAGGGGTATGGATTAACGAAGCACGTGAAATACCTAAGTCAATTGTCGATGCTTGTACCATGAGGGTAGGTAGATATCCGTCTATGAGAGATGGTGGACCTAGCTGGTATGGTGTTATTGCTGATACTAACCCTCCAGATACAGATCATTGGTGGTCAATTTTATCTGGCGAAGCTGTTATACCTGAATACATTACCAAGCAAGAAGCTAAAATGTTAGTCAAACCAGACAACTGGAGATTCTGGAATCAACCTCCAGCCATGACAGAAATGTATAATAAAAATAATGAGTTTGATAGATACGATGAAAGCGATAAAAAAGAAAATGGAAAAAACTTAACTCCTAACTATTACTCTAATATTATTAGGGGTAAGACTAAATCGTGGATAGATGTCTATATATTAAACAAACTAGGACAGATTGAAGACGGCAAACCCGTGTATGAAATGTTTAGAAGAGATGTTCATGTAGCTAAATCAGACGTAGCTTTAATGAAAGACAGCCCTATATACATGGGAATTGACTTTGGGTTAACTCCAGCTTGTGTATTTGGGCAAAGAGTTAGAGGTAGATGGCTTATTGTTGATGAATTAGTGGCAGAAGATATGGGTATATTAAGGTTTTCAGACCTTATGAAACAGAAAATGGCAGAGTATTTACCTAGAACATTTACTGTATATGGCGATCCAGCTGGCGACCATAGGGCGCAGACTGATGAATCAACTCCATTTCAGATACTTAGAGGTCGTGGAATATCCGCAAGACCAGCACCTAGCAACGATGTTATGTTGAGGTTAGAGAGTGTAAATGCTACATTAGCTAGAATGATAGACGGAGATTCAGGAATTTTAATAGATCCAAAATGTATTAATATCATTAAAGGGTTTGATGGTGGTTATCATTATAGAAGAATGCAAGTATCTGGTGAAAGATACGAAGATAAACCAAGTAAAAATAGATTTTCTCATATTCATGACGCATTACAGTACATGTTATTAGGCGCTGGAGAGGGAAGAGCATTGACAATTGGGGGCAAAACTAGTACACCTAGGGTAGCTAAAAGAAATTATAACGTCTTTGAATTAAAGCCAAAGAGCGTTTACCAGAGGAGGAAGTAAAATGTGCGGAGGTTCAGGACCATCAGCTCCACCACCACCACCACCACCAGATCCAGCTATTGAAGAAAGAGCGGCTGCTGCACGTAAGCGTGAAAGAACTATTGCTAACAACGAAGCAACTCAATTAAAAGAAAATTTATTTGAACGTAGGGTAGCAAAATACAGTGCTAAGTTTGGAGGAAGAAATTTACTAACAGGTTCTAAAGGTGGCAAAGGATTTGAACAATCTTCTGATATGTTAAGCAGAACAACTCTAGGTGCATAATGGTTATTGAAGTAAAAACAGAATCTGGTCTTAACTATAATGATGATCCAGTTAAGCAATTACTAGCTAGATACGAGCATGCTAAACGATTAAAACAACAATGGTCGGATACTTTTGAACAGTGTTATGAATACGCTTTACCACAAAGAGAAAGCTTTTTTACTGAAACTTCTGGTCGTCAACGTACAGACCGCATCTTTGATGAGACTGCTGTAGTAGGAGTTCAAGAGTTTGCCTCAAGATTACAGGCTGGTATAGTACCAAACTATGCTAGATGGGCTGATTTTGTAGCTGGAAGTGAAGTACCTAAAGAGCAAGAGAAAGAAGTTAATCTTATGTTAGACGAGGTAACTGACTATGTGTTTGAGATATTACAAAACTCAAACTTCTCACAAGAAATACACGAATCATTCTTAGATGTTGCTTTAGGAACAGGTGTTCTTTTGGTAGAAGAGGGAGATGCAACTAATCCAGTTAAATTCAAAGCAATACCATTACCACATGTATCAATGACATCTGGACATGATGATAAGGTAGACCATATCTTTAGAAAACGTATGATTAAACTGCACGAACTAGCTATTGCTTATCCAAGCGCAGAGTTTTCAGACAAAATAATGATGGATATGGAGAAAAATCCAGACAAAGAATGTGAAATAATAGAGGTTGTATACAGAAATTACTTTAATACTAAGGAAGAAGAGTACCACTTTTGTGCTATTGCAAAGATGTATGAGCATAAACTCTACACAGAAACCTTTAAAGGCTCTGGTTCTAACCCATATGTGGTGTATAGATGGAGTAAATGTGCTGGAGAAGTGTATGGTCGTGGACCATTACAGTTAGCTTTACCAGCAATTAAGGTAGCAAATCTTACTGTCGAGTTAATATTAGAAAATGCACAGATGTCTATATCAGGTATGTATCAGGTAGAAGATGACGGAGTTATTAATGTAGACAACATTCAATTAATTCCAGGAACTATAATTCCTAAAGCCCCAGGATCTCAAGGATTAACTCCTGTAGCCCCAGTTGGAAGTTTCCAAGTATCAGATTTAGTTTTGAGAGATATGAGAACGAATATTAAGAAAGCCTTATATAATGATATGTTGGGCAATCCTAATGAGAAAACACCTATGTCTGCTACTGAAGTAGCCGAAAGACAGGCTGACTTGTCACGTCAAATAGGTGCAGCATTTGGTAGATTGCAATCAGAAATGGTTACACCAGTGTTGCAAAGAGTAGTTTATATCCTTAAAAAACAAGGAAGAATAACAATACCAATAATAAATGGTAGAGAAGTTAAAGTTAGATCCTCGTCTCCATTAGCACAAGCACAAAATCAAGCAGATGTAGCTAATATAGATAGATTTTTAGCAATGATACAGGGTAGAGTAGGTCCAGAACTTATGAATATCTTAATAAAACAAGATGAAGTAGCTAAATATGTAGCTAAAAAACTAGGAATTCCAGAAGAACTTATACGTTCATCGGAAGAAATGCAACAAGCTGCGCAACAAATGCAACAGATGATGCAACAACAACAACAACAACAACCAACAGAAGAGGAGATACCTCCTCAATAGGAGACATTATGGCAGAGAAAAAGCCCAATACGCTTATTGGTTTAGACGGAATAAAACGTAAACCAGAAGATGAGGAGAACTTAAATGCTTTGTTTAACGCCTTGTTTACTACTCAAGGTGGCGCTCACGTTCTTAAACATCTTAAAGCCCTAACACTAGAAGCTGTAGCTGGTCCTGAAATAACAGACCAACATCTACGACATTTAGAGGGGCAAAGATATTTAGTGGGATTAATACAAAGAAGATCAAATAAAGGCGCTAGCCAAAAATTAGTTAAGGAGAATACAAATGAGTGAAGAGCAAGCAACAGAAGCAGTAGAAGAAAATGTTTCACGTGAAGCACCAGTAGTTACATCAGAAAGACCAGACTATATACCAGAAAAGTTTTGGAATGCTGAAGAAGGACAAGTTAACTTAGATGATTTAGCTAAGTCATATAACAATCTTGAGAAGTTTGCTACAGGTAAACAAGAAGAAATGAGAGAAAGTATATTGTCGGAATTAGAAACAGAAGCATCAGAGGGTTTGCCAGAAGAATATGTTTTACCTAAGTTAGTAGAGGGTATAACCGAAGAAATGGTTAATTCTAATCCAATGACTGAGTGGTGGGGTGGTAAATGCAAGGAACTTGGCTTACCTCAAGAGATGTATGAAGAGGGAATTAACACATGGATAGATACTATTATGGGTTCTGCTCCTAACATAGAAGAAGAAATGTCTAAGCTAGGAGAAAACAGTCAAGACAGAATTAATGCTGTTACTGGATTTGCACAGGCTAATTTTCCTCCAGAAGAAATGGAATTAATTGCTTCTACTTTAGGTACTAGTGCGTTAGGTGTTTCTGCTCTAGAAAGAATAATGGAAATGCAAAAATCTAGAGTAGGTAGATCGGCAGAAGTTGCTCAACCAGAGCATGAGCTTACGGTAGCTGATGTAAAAACAATGATGAACGACAAGAGGTATTATAGTAACAAAGACAGAGATCCATCTTATGTTGCACAGGTAGATTCTGCTTGGCAAAGACTGAATAATGCTGGCAAGGTCTAGTGCTTTATGTAGAAAAAGCTATACCAAATCATGCTTTTGATTTAGCTTTTAAGCTACGACCAATGGATAATTACGAGGTGTGTGCTATGGGTAACACACCTTTAGAAGTATTAGTTTTGCCTTTTAGATACACAAGAAAAGGCGTTAACACTTATACAGTTCTTGATGATGGCAATGTAGTAGCAATGTTTGGTGTAGTTTCTAACCCACATAACCTTAAACATGGAACTGTGTGGATGTTATCTTCGGAAGAATTAGATAAACATTGGAAATATTTTACTAAACGTACCAAAAAATGGGCTAATTATTTTCTATCAGACTACGAATATGTGGCTAATTATATAACTATTGAGCATAAAACAAACATTAAATGGTTAAAATGGTTAGGTTTTAGCTTTAATAGTGAACCATTAGTTGTAAAAGGTAACGAAGTATTGTATTTTTATAAGAAGATACAGGGCGTATCTAAAAACATACAGCCCGTTTTAGATGATCTCGGTCCAGTTTGGGCAACCGATGAAAAGCTGAAAGTGGACAACTGTTAAATTAACTTTTAATAGGAGCTTAATATGGCAACGCAAATTTCAACGGCGTTTATTAAGCAGTTTGAAGCCGAAGTCCACATGGCTTATCAGAGGATGGGAAGCAAACTGCGTAATACTATACGTCAATCAAATAACGTTACTGGCAACCAAGCAAGATTCCAAAAAGTTGGCAAAGGTTCAGCGTCTACTAAATCTAGACATGGGCAAGTCAACACTATGGAAATAGCACATTCAACTGTTGATGTTACTTTAGCTGATTTCTATGCTGCCGACTATGTCGACACATTGGATGAACTAAAAACTAACATTGATGAAAGACAAGTGTTAGCACAATCTGCTGCGGCTGCTTTAGGACGTAAAATGGATCAATTAATTATTGATGTTCTTGATGGTGGCGGTAACGCTGCAAACATCGCACACGGCTCAGCTGGTTTAACACTAGCTAAAGCTTTAACAGTGTACGAAACGTTTGGAGAAGCTGACATACCAGATGATGGACAAAGATACTTTGTTGTATCACCAGCTGGATGGGCAGATTTATTGCAAATCGACCAGTTCAGTAGAGCAGAATATGTAGGGGAAGCGGATCTTCCATTTGCTGGCGGGATGACTGCTAAGAAATGGTTAGGATTTACATTCTTTACTCATTCTGGATTAACCCTTGCGTCAGCAGACAGAGATTGTCACGCCTATCACTCAAGTGCATTAGGTTTGGCTACTGGTTCTGATGTAAGAACTGAAATTAACTACGTACCTGAAAAGGTAAGTAACTTGATTACATCGTATTTTAGTGCTGGAGCTGTCGAAATTGACGGCGATGGTATGATACAATGTATCGTAAGAGAATAAGGAGAACATAATATGGCTTTTGCAGCAATCAACTTAAAAAAAATAGCTGGAGCGGGCGATCAAAATCTCTTTATTTACAAGAGTACTGATGCACCGTCAGCTATTGCTGGCTCTGGATACTTTAGTAGTGTCACAGCAGACTTAAAACAATTTGATATTATCCTAGCTGTAGGTACCACAGGTGGTACTGCAACTGGTGATTTATTATTTGTAACGTCTGCAACAGCAGCGGCAACTGTAACAACAACTAACGGAACATAACATTCCTGAAAGGGGAGATTCTCCAGGGTTTCCCCTTTCGCTTTAAGATATGAGCGCAAGTAAATTTACAATTTGTAGCAAAGCATTGGTTCTAGTAGGAGCTAACACTATCTCTGACTTTACTTCTAACACAACAGAGTCATTAGTATCTGGACAATTATATGAATTAGCATTAGAAAACATGTTGACTAGAACTAGATGGAGGTTTGCTACACAACAAGCAACACTATCAAGACATGCAGATGCACCAACAGCTAGATGGTCAGCAAAATATGCAATACCATCAACAGCATTAATTATTAACACATTAACTATTAACGATAACGTTATTGAGTTTGATCGTTATGAAGATAACGTTTTATGTGATGCTTCTACTTCTGATGTAGTAGTAGCTGATTACACATTTCAACCATCAGAAGCTAATTTTCCACCCTATTTTACACAAGCATTAGTATTTGAGCTTGCATCTTTATTTGCTGGAGCTATTGCAAGAAACGATAGCCTATCTAATTTATATCAAAACAGAGCAATAACTCAAATGGCTTTTGCTAAATCACAAGATTCTCAAGCTCAAACTACAAGAAAAGTAGATACTACTAGATTCAGAAATAGGAGGAACTCAGGGGCTTTAGGAACTATAAAAGCAACTGTTAGTTAATAAATGGGAATAACACGAAGACACTTATCTTCTTTTCATTCAGGTGAACTTGATCCAAAACTTATAGCTAGAAATGACCAGTCTGCTTATGGAGATGGATTACAGAAAGCTAGAAACGTAATATGTAGAAATCAAGGATCTGTAGAGAGAAGACCAGGAAGTTATTTTAGAGCAGATTTAGGAGCGGTTTCAAGAATTGAGCCTTTTATATTTAGCGGTACGCAAGAGTATATCTTTGCGTTTCAAAATACAGCTTTAAAAATATACTCAACTAATGGAACATTATTACAAACAATTACTTCTTGTCCTTGGATTACGTCATCATTATATGAATTAAGTTTTTCACAAAAAAAAGATGTAATGATTATTGTTCATGAAGGTTTTGAGCCTACTGTTATTACTAGAACAGGAGCTTCATCTTTTGTAAAATCTAGTTTTAGTTTTGACTCAAGTGTTAATGGGGAAAAAACATATCAACCTTATTTTAAATTTGCTAATGACACAATTACCCTAGATATAAATTCTGTAACAAAAGGTGATACAAACGTCACATTAACCACTTCTGCTGATTATTGGACCACAGACCATGTTGGTACCATAGTACGTTACATGGGAGCAGAATTGCTTATTACAGCTCGTACAAACGCTACTACAGCAGTAGGCACTCTTAAACAAGTTCCTATAATGGAGTTAGATGAAGATCCATTTGCAACTTCAGCTGGAACAGCGGTTGTTGTTGTGACTCATGTAGCCCATGGGTTTAGCACAGGAGCTTCTATAACTATTGCTGGAGCAGATTCTATCAATGATGTTGATGGAGCGGGTATTGCTTTTGGTGCATTAAATGGAGCAAAAACAATTACAACAGTAGATGACAATCATTATTCGTTTACAACAGATGGTAGTGATTCAGCAACAGAATCAGTAGATGGCGGTGGTGTTAGAGTAACTATATCTGGACACCCACCTACTAGAAATTGGGATGAACAAGTATTTTCACCAGTACACGGATATCCAAAAGCAATATGTTTTCACGAACAAAGACTATTTTTTGGCGGAGTAACTGATTTACCAGATGGTATTCAAGCTAGTAAAGTAGGACAATTTTTTAATTTTGATGTAGGAGAGGGGTTAGATAATGAGTCTGTTCAAATACAAATAGCTTCTAATCAAACTAACGAAATAAGACATTTAGTTTCTAATGCAAACGTAGAAATCTTAACAAGTAGAGGTGAGTTTTATTTAAAGCCTCCTATTGGTAAACCAATAACTCCATCAGATATACAGATAACACAGCAGTCTACTTATGGAACTCAACAGAAAGGAATGCCTAGGTCATACAATGGTACAACTAATTTTATACAAAACAATGGAGTTAATATAAGAGAATACTTATACGATCCAAATTCAGAAGCTTATCAGTCTGCTTTGATTAATGTTCTAGCGTCTCATTTATTTAATATACCTACTGATACTGCAACAATAGATTCTTTGCCAGGAAGAACAGAGCAACTTTACTTTGTAGTAAATAGTGGTGATGGTAGCCTAGCTGTATTTTCTGCACAAAGAGCGCAAAAAGTATTTGGATGGATGCTTTGGACAACTAATGGAGAAATAGAATCAGTAGCCTGTACTACAAGTAATGTTTATGTATCAGTAAAAAGAACAATAAATTCAGCAACTGTTTATTATTTAGAACAATTTGCAACAACTTCTTTTGACATACCAACAGACATGACAGTGACTAAGTCATTGTCTGGGAGCTACCAGCCCCATGGGTCCCCCTTGACCAACGGCACAACGAGTAGCTCCACCAATGTTATCGTTAATGGAATGACATCAGCTCCACAAATAGGAGAAAAGTTTACATTTGCTGGTAATGCTACTGTTTATACAGTTAATGCAGTATCAGCTACTTCAAACTCTGGTGAATATTCGATTACAGTTAACGCTGCAAAGAGTACAGCGAACGATGTTGCTCTTACTTTTACTTCTTCTAGAACATGGTCTGGATTAAATTCAGCTCCTGACATGAGAGGATTAACAGTACACGGAACATCAGGCTCCACGGAGGGAGCTACTAATATTAATTATTATGGAAGCGGTGTAGTAAATAGTAGCGGCGTTGTTGTTTTTACTGAGCCAACATCAGCTATAGATATAGGATTAAATTATGACATTACTGTTCATACTATGCCTACAGATGTTCAAGTAAAATCATCTGGATCGGTAGCTACGCTTACAGCTTCGCCTAGGAAAATAGCTAAAGCTATATTTACTTTGTCTAATACTTATAATATAAAGGTAAACACAATGGATGTTTATGTAAACAGTGTATCTGATTTAGATACATCAACAGGATTAACAGCTTTTACAGGTCAAAAAGAAGTACATTTTTTAGGATATAACACAAATCCTTTTATTGAAGTTACTCAATCTGCACCTTTACCGCTTAGAATATTAACGATAACAGAGGAGATTTATTACTAATGTGTGATCCAGTAACAATGGCGGCAACATCGGCAGCAATGTCTTATGCTGGTGGAGCAATGGCAGCTTCATCTTATGCGGCAGTTTCTTCTGTTGGCGTAGCAATGGTAAACACCGCTACTCTTTTTAACTACTCTTCTACTTATGGAAAATTAGCTGGAGGATTGGCAGCAACAGCGGCTGGTTATGGAACTGCTGCAGCAAGTGCAGTTGGTTCTTATGTTTCTGGTGTAGGAGTTATGAACGCAGTTGGCACAGGTTTAAACATGTACAGTAATAAAGTTGCATCAGATTCACAGTTGCGAGCCTTAGATTATCAAAAACGAGCAGAACAACAAAAAATAAAAGAATTAAAAATAGAAAGAGAAGAGGAAGATTTAGCTCAAAAATTAAAACAAAATGCAATAGCAGAAGATTACCTTACTAAACTAGCTACATTTGAAGCAACAATATCTGGGACAGGAATAGATCCTAGTAGCATGTCTTATGAAGCAATAGCTACTGCTAGTAGTAAAAACTATAAAGCAGACTCAGCTGCGTTAAGAGGGATAGGAATGAGCAATTACATGAACAATTTATTTGAATCACAAAGCGCAATGGTAGCGTCAAATTCTTTTGAAGACGCTAAGTTTACTGTAAAAGTAGCTGGTGTTAAAACTCTCTTTGATGATGCTAAAAAGATATACGATGAAACAAAACAATATACTGCAAGCCAAGTAGGAACTAAAAAACTTTACGAAACAGAGGTATAGATAATGGCAAAAGTAACTCCTTATAAACAACAAGTTGATTATACAAGCAAAATTTCTGTTGGAAATAATAAAGGAAACCTTGTTGCTGCACAAAATGAATTAAGCAAATCTAAGCTTTACTCAGCTTTAGGTTCTGAGTTTAATACTATGGTTGTTGATAACTTGAAAGCTCAAAACATAAATGAGGGAACAAGTCTTGCCAAACAATTACAATATGGTAAAAAAAATGTATCTAAAATTGTTGATGGGGAAACTATATCTACTCAAATGACAAGTCTTATATATCCTGTGGAACAAAGAATACGTGGAGATTCAGGTTTAAAGGCTTACAAAAAACAATTGGCTAGAGACTACACTGCAAATTTATCAAATGATTTATTAAAAATTACAGAAGATGAAGCTAATAGAGTAGAGTCAGAGTTTGGAACAATGGAAGAATTTGCAACAATAGCATCAGCAAAACATTCACTTATATATGAAAACATTGATCCAACTATAGCAAATGAATTAAGAGCAGATGCTGAAAAAAAAATTATCTCAAGAGGCTCAAGAGTACAAAATGTACATTTAGCCGAACAACATAAAAGAGCATCGGATACCTGGGATGTGCATGATAAAATTTTGCAAGACAAAATATTTAATGCTGCAAAAATTAACGACAATGAACTTGTAAATAAGTTAACTTTAGATTTAAAAGAACTTAATAGAGAAGGATCTGATTTAAATATAAGAAAAGCAATTATAAAAGGACCTGACAATGTAAGAAGAATTAATAATTTAGTATCTGGATTTAATTTAATAAACAAATTACAGTTACAAAATTACAGTACTGCTTCATATCAAGATATACAAAGAGAACTTCTTAATACAGAAAACATGATTATGCTTTTATCTAAAGCTCCAAATGTACAAAGTATGCCTGTTCATATTTTTTTTGGGGAAGGAGCTGGAGAAACTCAACAATTAACAGCAGAACTTTTTAATAAAACTTTTGATGATCCAGAGTTACAAGACGCAATAGGAACAGAATTAAAAAACAAAGTATCTTATTTAAAAAACATGATGCAAGTTTTTGATAGCAAGGTTGAGTCAGCAAGTATTGGCTCTAGAATAATAGGCAATATACTTGCTAATACCTCTAATGCAAAACTTTCTGATTCTGACATGGAAAAATTTAACCCGAATAATAATCAAGCTTTGATTGATGTTTATAATCAAAGACATGAAAGAAATCTTACAATTCAAGAAGCACCAAATGATATGGAGTATCAAATATTTGTTGCAACTGCTGGCGGGCAAATGCACCCTACAATAAGAAAAGAACACATGGCTAGCTTTAATACTTTTGATACAGAAAGAATTTCTTATTTGTATAACTCAGGATATTTAGGAAGATTGTCAAAATATACAGATGGCGCTGGTCAAGAACAAAACATGTTGTTAGTGCATTATGGTGATGATACTGGAACTTGGTTAACAAGAATGATACGAGGTTTAGATAATGGAACTTTTACTTTAAATGAATTTTCTGAAACTTTTACTAAAGAAAAAAGAGGAGAAATAATGTCAGTAGATTCTGCTTTAGGATTATTAGGAACAGATTATACTAAATATGTTGACCTAGAAAAAGAATTTGTTGATTATTACAATGATAGATTTGGCGGGAATACTAGAGAAAGAGCAAGAAGTGAAGCTAAAAGATTTTTTAGAAAAATAAGAACGAGTGAAGTTTCAAGAGTAAATATTAAAAATTTTGATGTAGAAGATTATATTTACGATATTGAAAAAAATAAACTATATAAACATCAATTAACTAAAAGTGAATATGTTATTGGTGCTAGCCAAAACGTTAGCAATCCTTTGTACTACGATGGTGTTATAAAAAATTCAGAAGCGTTGTCACAATTTGCTTTGCCTCCTCAAAAATATATTCCAGAAACTCAAAAAACAATTTGGGACCCAGAGGCAAAATGGAATTTAGATTGGGTTAAAGAACCTTTATTGCTTTTATTTAATGCCGATCCTTTACTTAAAAGATGGACAACAGAAACTAAATACGACACAGTAGAAGACTTTGTAAACAATGAATTTGGAAGAAGAATTAAATTAATTCCTATTGGAATCAATGAACAATACCAACGTTATAACGTAGTAAAAGTAAATGATGATGGAGACTTTGATTATGTTTTAGGTAAGAATGGGCGTAGAGCAGAGTTAGATTTAGCTCCATACTATAAGCCAGCTTACAGAAATGTTGTTTCTGGAAATAATGTTTTTAGGTCATTTATCAAAGATTTAACTCAAGCAGAATCTGACCATAATCCACAAAACGATAAACAAGATTGGCTGGGTAGTTGGGAATACTGGGCAAGAAGAGAATGGGACCAACACTTTCATGGTATAAATAAAATTATGCCAGATGGAGAAGTAACAATGGGCGAGGGATTTGGTGCATTTATAACTGGTGGATTAATAAACAAATATCTTGGTGCGCCTGATAAAGCTGTTCCATCTAAAATTCCTGATAAATGGGGCGGGAAATATGTTAGAAAAACTTTAGAGTACATAAAAGAAAAAAGACTTAAGTTTACTAAAGGAAGTTTTTTAAAAGGAGGAATAGTTTTAGGATTAACATACTTAACTAGTAGTCAGTTTGCAGAAGAAATAGAAGACAGTATAGAGGGATTTACTGGAGGAGGTAAGTTTTTTGACATGGATGATCCTAAAATGTCTTATACTGGAGCAAGAAGATTTCAAGCTAATTCTGGACCAGAATTTAATGTAATTCAAGATTTAGAAAATCTTTATAGTTCTGAGTTACCTCCGTATGAATTCAAAGAAGATTATATAAATAACACTGGGGATGTAATTAATGCGGGTACAACTGAGTATAACTTTACACACATTGAAAAGCATCCAGATTTAGGATGGATAGCTGTTCAACAAATTAAAATTATAGATGGAAAGAGAGTATTCTTAAGTGAGTCAGAAGCTATGGCGCAAGCAGTTACAGATGACCAATATATTTTATTACAAAATAAAGCACAAGCTATAAATTATAGAGACAATATAGACAGCCAAATTAGACACTGGTCTACTTCTCCAAACCAAAATTGGTGGTTGGATGGGATAGAAGAATGAGTATTTTAGATACAATCAAAGAAAGTTTTACTACTAGTCCAGAGAAAATTCAAGACGATGAGGCTAGAAGCAAACAACTTTACGATCAAGTTGATGAAGAATTAAAGCCAAGCAACCAACCATTTTTTGCAAAGGACAATAGTAATTTTGAACCTATAGAAGCTGACAATAGAGTCAAATCAAATTACGACCATGGGTTTTGGGCAGACGTAGGCGATGAAGTAGGGTTGTGGTGGCATGGTTTAACTATGCAAGACAATGAATATATAAATGTAATGCAAGGTGGTGTCAAAGATTGGTGGCAAAGTCCTGTAGATAGAACATTTAATCCTTATAAAAATGATGAGGGTTACGAACAATACAGGCATCTTTGGAAAGACGTTAGAAATGAATCACATTTTGAATTTTTAAAATCAAAGATTGACCAGAATCTTTCAAGAAAAAAAAGACTGGCTCTTACTAGTAGAAATTTTGGTCCTAGTTTAGTAGCAGGCTTAACAGATCCAATTAACCTTGTTGCAATTCCTTTTACTGGTGGCATAGGATTTCTTGCTAATGTTTCAAAAGCTGGTTTAAAAGTAGGAGGTCTTGTTGGAGCTACAGAATTTATAAGAAGACCGTTAGATCCTACTTCTACTAATGAAGAAACAGCTTATTACGTAGGTGGAGCTTTTTTATTAGGTGGTACTTTAAATGCAACAATCGGTTCTTCTTTGTCTTCTCTTAGGTCACAATCAGTTAAAATAAACAAAAATAAAAACTTAGATGACGTTAGTATTCCAGAACATGCTTCAGAAAAAATACATTTTGCAGATACAGCAGAAGAGGGAATGCCTGTGTTTGACGCAGAAGTAGACAATAATTTGATTTTTAATCCTAAAGATTATGAGCCTCATATTTTTTTAGAAGAAAAATTAATTAAAGAACAACCTAACGCTGTTGCTAGTCCAGACACAATTTTTTACTCAAAAATAAACAGAATAATGAATGATGTTTATCAAAAAAATAAGTCAAATAATTTTTTAGAAAAAGATTTAAAGTTTAAAGTTGACACTAAAGGAATGAAAAAAGACGGAACTTTAATAAACCCAAGACCAAAAACATATCGTTCTCCTAATAAAATGGAAACTGAGTTGGACATTCTAGCTAAGATATTGCAAACAAAAAAAGGTCAAAATGATTTAATAAAATCTTTAAAAGAAGCTGATTTAGAAAAAGAATTTTCAAGATTTTTATCACAAGAATCTGGTATTAAACAAACTTATATGGGTGTAAGTTGGGAAAAAGCAAAAAACAGAGGTATGCCATGGAATGATTTTAAAGAACTTAAAAAAAGATTATCTGACCATAAAATGATTATTACTTCTTTAAGAAAAACATCTAAATCATATAGGGATGCTTTAAAAGAATTAGAAAATCCAGACATATTTAAAAAGTTACAGACAAAAGAAGACATGCAGTCTTTAAATGTAACTGAAGCAAGATACATGGATAACATTATTGAGTCTATGAAAGAGAATCCTCAGCAAAATTTTAGAAGTTTGCTTCTTGGTAAGGTAAGTAAACAAGAAGACATCGAGCCTCTTATAAAACGTTTTAAAGTTTTAATAACAGAGAACGAAAAAAAAATAGATACCTATAGTATTGGTGGTAAATTTACTAAAAAACTAGAATTTTTAGGCTCTAAAGGTCTTATTAATGACTTAGATTTATTGAATGAACTTAAAAGAATAGATTACAGACCAGTTAAAGATTTAATAAAATTAAGATTTGACGGTAACAGTACAGGAATACAGTCTTTTAAAAGATACATAAAACACAAAGTTTCAACTGGCAAATCTGCAGAAATTACCAGCAAGAACACACCATCAAAGTTAATAAAATATGATCCAGAGTCTGGGCTTATGATGAGAGATACTATAGGTTTAAAAAAAGCATACAAAGAAAAATTATATACCAAAAAGATTAATGATATAGAGCCTATACCATCGTTTAAAACTTTTGCAGATTATTTAGATTTTAGAGTTTTAAAAGAAATTTACAGAGAAACAAGGTTTTTAAAAAAAGAAATAAAAGTGTTTACTCCTGTAAATTATGTGTCAAAAAGCAAAACAAGAAAAGATGGCGGAGACGAAGTTAATGCTTGGTTTGATGGTAAGTCTATAAATATAAATAAAAAATCATTACTAGATAGTTTTAAAAATTCTCCATGGACAAAACCAAAAGTAGAAGGAGTAAAGCCTTTAGCTAAAGATCAATTTAAAACACCAGAAGAATGGTACAATTTTGTTTTAAGACACGAACAAATGCACACTTTTCATAAACGATTACCTGAAGAAACTAAGGGCGCTTATGAAAATAGAATTAACGCTTTAGCTTTAAATAAAGATAATGTTCTTGTAAAGACAGATGCTCAGTACGAAAATCTTTTAAATCAAAAAACTTTAAAAGAATTAAATATTAAAAAGTCTGTTGATTACACAGAAGACATACCTTTCTGGGCTAGAGAAATATCTAGTTTTCAATCTGATTATGGCTTTATTGCAAACATAAAAGATAAATTACCAAATATAAAAACTGCTCCTTTAATTGGTTCTATGATGGCTAGATTATCAGGAGATCATTCAATACCTAACAGGCTAGCAAGATACGGAATAACGCAACCTCCATCTGTATTAGCTGAGTTGAATACAAGATACATGATAAAGTACAAAGAACTAATAGATGCACTAGATAATGCCCATGTTAGAGTTAATACAAATAATACAGATCCATCTATTTTTTTAGGAGTTAATATAAGCTCAGCTACTATTAGAGCAAAAGAAGTATTTGCTAAAAATAAAATTAAGGAACAATTAAAAAACAATAAAGAAACTGATAAACCAATAATGGTTACACATGAGCAAGTAATGGAAGCTGTATCAAGAGGTGTAATTAGCAAAGAATATCGTAAAAGATTACCAGACGAGATGATGGAAGCAATTAACGCTTTTATTGATTTTACTAAATTTCATAAAAAAGTTTTTCAAGACCATAAAACTTTTGTTTCATCTGGTGGTTTTGAAAAAGTAATGTTATTAAAGAAAAAAAGATCAGCTGAAATTGGTAATATTATTAAAGCTAATAATTCTAAAACTAAGAATAAGCTTAGTAAAGAACAAATAGATGCTCTTTATGCAAAACAAAATGAATTAGACGAACAAGCTTTAAAATACCAAACTAGTCATAAACTATCTCTTGAAGATGAAAAGTTACTAAGAGATGCTGGAATGGTTAAAAATTATGAAGAAGATTTCTTTTATAGAGTTTGGAATGTAGATAAAGTAATGGCAGATACAGAGGGTTTAAAGAAAAAACTTTTAGCTCATTACACTAAAAACGAACTTATATTAAAACCATATACAAAAATAATAGACGGACAAGAAGTAAAACTTAAAGAAGTTATACCGCTTGCTGACATGCAAGGATACAGAGGAATAACTTTTGATAAACCAAGAGTTGTTGGTCAAAAAAGAGAAAGAGCGTTTACTAGTATAAAAGATAAAATGTTTAAAGGTTTAGACGATCAAGAGTTTAAGGTAGCTTATAACAAATATTTTAATTCTTTAAAAGACAAAGGATTAAATCCAAGACCAAAAACAGTACAGTCAGGTGCAAGACAAATAGAGGATAGAGTTAATGGAGAGATAGACCAAATAATGACACAATCAGCACATGGAGATTCTACAAATATTGGAGGCTTAGGGATTGATAATTTTGGCAAATATGTTTCTGGAAGAACTACTTTTATGTCTAGAGGGGTTGATGTTCCTAATGAATTAATAATGGAATATTTACAGTTAAATGCAAAAAGCATTGCTAGTAATTACAAACAAAAAGTATCTCCAGCTTCAGCAATAATAGAACAATTTGGAGATCATCATCTTGATGATGCTTTATCTGTATTAGAAATAGAATTAATAACAAAAGACTTAGGCAAAAACGTAAGCAAAAAAGATATAGATGATATTATTAATTCATTTGTAGATACAAAAGACAAAATGTTAGGACAGTTTAATCTAGAAGATCCAACTTCTCTTAACAAAAAAATATCAACATTTTTAAGAGATTGGGCTTCACTTGCTTATATGGGTAAAGTTGTGGTTTCTGCTCTTCCAGACATAGGTAAGCTTGTGATGTCACAAGGATTTCAAAAAACTTTTGGAAAAGGTTTTGTTGGTTTATTTGAAAATTTACATATGATGAAACATGCTCAAGGTAATGTTCAGAAAATGGGTATTGCTAGTGATTATTACATGGGAATGATGAAGCGTAGATTTATAGAAGATTCGGGTTCAACGGCATGGGCTGGCAGTACATCAGCATTTGGTAAAGCATTTGATAAAGTTGGTCAAAAAATGAACGATGCTCAAGGTCCATGGTATGTTTTAAACGGATTGACAATTTATACTGCTGCAATGAAATTACAAGCTGGTGTATTACAGGCTGATGATTTATTAAGATTATCATTTAAGTCAGCTGAGGGAACTGCAACTCCTAAAGATATTTTAAGGTTACTTCAAGCTGGAATAGATAAAGATACAGCTAAAATTATATCTAAGATGCCTGTAGAAAAAGTAGGAGCAAACGATGATGTAGTTTCAAAAGTAGTAACAAGAGATTTAGGTGACGATAATGTTTTGTTTACTGCAAATGTTGATTCTTGGACTGGTCCAGGTTCTCAAAATGCTAGAATGAGATTTAGACAAGCAGTTTATACTGATACAAATAGAACAATAGTAACTCCAAACGTATCAGATACACCTGGATTAATGTCAGGAGGACAAAGAATACGAAGTAAAGGAATGCAAAACGCATTAAGCGGTAAAGTTGGGGGAATGCTTGGTTATATGCCAGACGCTAGAGGTGGAAAAATATCTAATGCTGCATTGTCTTTACCTTTTCAGTTTTTTTCATGGGGAATGGGAGCTAACAGAAAAATAGTATTGTCAGGTTTATCTGGAAGAGAAGCTTATTATATGCAAGGTGTTGTAGCCATGCTAGCTTTAGGCGGTTACTCAGATTATTTAAAGAATCCTAACTATTGGCATTATAAATCTACAGAGGAAAAAATAATTAGGGCTATTGAAGTTAGCGGAATTGGTGGTATGCTTACAGATATGAACTTTATGCTTGAAACATTAAGTCAAGGATTTTTAGATTATCCTTTAGGATTAAGACCAGCAATTGGTATTGATCCAAGATTTGGAGAAGCTACTACGGTAGATGCTTTAGGTGAAACATTTGGTGCTGGTCCATCTATACCTTTAGATATCTTAAATTATATAATGGATGATGATGCTACAACTGAAGAGGGTTTAAATTTATTTAGAAGACAGATTCCTGGTAATAGTTTAATCTGGACAGATGGATTATTTAAATCAATATACAATACCACAACGGATGTATTTAAATGACAATAGCTAGTAATAAAAATATACCAAGAGTTGCTTATACAGCAACAGCAAACCAACAAGCGTTTACAATTCCGTTTGAGTTTTTTGCAGTAACAGATATTAAAGTATATAACGGGACTACTCTTCTTTCTTATGATGCTAATTCTAGTGCTGTTAATACATACACTGTTACAGGTACAGCCTCAAGCAGTGATGAGTCTTATGAGTTTGGAGCTGGTGGTACAATAAACATTGGGGCTACTGGTATTCTTAACGGGGCTATCATTACAATCATAAGAGATATTGTAATAGAAAGAGCGTCTGATTTTGTATCTAGTGGTTCATTTTCAATGGCTGCGCTTAACACAGATTTAGATAAAGTCTATGCAAAACTTGCAGACTTAGACCAACACATAGAGCGATCCGTTAAATTATTAGACACAGATTCAATTACAGCCAACATGTCTTTACCAGCCAAAGCTACAAGAGCGGGCAAGGTAATGGCTTTTGCTAGTGATGGTACAATAGATGTAACTAATACTTCAACAAATGTACAGGCAATTGCAGCGATTGCATCAGATGTAACAGCAGTTGCAAACATAGCTGGTGATATAGCGGCTGTAGAAAACATTGCTTCTAACATAACAACAGTAGCTGGCGTTGCAAGTAACGTAACAAGCGTTGCGGGTGTTGCTTCTAATGTCACAACAGTGGCTGGGATTGCATCAAACGTTACTTCGGTAGCTGGAATTGCATCTAATGTAACTACTGTAGCTGGCAATATAGCTGGAGTTAATAGTTTTGCAGACAGATACAGAGTAACTAGTGGAGATCCAGATTCATCTTTAAATGCTGGTGATTTAAACTTCAATACCTCATCTAATACCTTTAAGTATTACTCAGGTTCGGCATGGAACTCAGTTGCATCAACAGATTCAAACGTAAAAATTTCCTCAAACGACAGCAGTGCTGGTGGTTTGTTAGCTAAGCTAACGGCTACAGGAAGTACTGGTGTTACTCTCACTGAGACTAACGATGGTAGCAACGAGACACTAAACATTACTCTTGCTGGCATTCCTATTGCCAAATTGGCAGCTTCCGCTATTACCATTAATGGAAGCGCAGTTAGTCTTGGTGGAAGTGTGACAGTTGGAGAGACTAAACCAACAGTAGCTAATGTATCACAAACAATAGCTCCATCATCAGCAACAACAATTAATATTACGGGTTCAAACTTTGTAACTGTACCTATTGTTGAATTTATTAAAACTACTGGTGCAATTACTAGACCTAACTCTGTTTCATTTACTAATGCTACAACGCTATCTGTAAATGTAACTTTAGCAACTGGTGCTTACCATGTGAGAATAGAGAATCCAGATGGTAATGCTGGACGTAGTACCAATAATATTATTACAGCAAGCGCAGCTCCTACCTTTAGCACAAGTGCTGGAAGTTTAGGCGAGGTTGCAGCTGGAGCATCAGTGTCTATAGATGTAGATGGATCATCAGACTCAACAGTAGCTTTCAGCGAGACCACAAGTGTCTTAACAAGTAACGCTAATACCCCAGCATCAACAATGAATTTAACGCTTAATAGCGGAACAGGTGTAATAACAGGTACAGCTCCATCTCCAACAGCTAGCACAACGTATAATTTTACATTAAGATTAACAGATGCAGAGGGTCAAACTGTAGATCGAGCATTCAGTATAACAGCAAGTGTTGGTATGGCTAACAGCATGGCATTTAACTAGAGGACATTATGGCAACAACAGCATCATCATATTTAAGCAAAACACTAGATGCAAGTAACAGAAAAACTTGGACATTTAGCACATGGTTTAAACTACCTGATAATCCAGTTTCTGATAAAGTAATATGGGCAAATAGTTATGAAGGTAATAATGCAGATTTTGCATATATAGCTGTAACGTCAACTTATGGAATACAAGTGCAATCATATGCAAGTAGCTCAAATGTTTTAAATCAAGTAACGAACAGATTACTTCGTGACCCTACCTCGTGGTATCACTTGGTAGTTAGGTGTGACACTACCCAATCAACAGCAGCAAATAGAGTAAGAATTTACATTAATGGTGGAGATGCAGAAACATCTTTAGCTACTAATACTATACCTAACCAAAATCAAGACTTAGGTATAAACATGAATGTTGAACACAGAATAGGAAACTTTAAAGGGCTTAATAGAAACTTTAATGGATTGTTAGCCCATACCCATTTTGCAGATGGACAGTCTTATGCACCATCAACATTCGGTGAAACTGACAGTACAACAGGTGAATGGAAAGCAAAATTATCTCCAAGTGTAACTTATGGAACAAATGGGTTCTTCCTAAAGTACGAAAATGCTAGTAACTTTGGATTAGATTCTAGTGGCGAAAGTAATAACATGGCTACATCAGGAACATTTATACAAGACACAGATACACCTAGTAATAACTTTATAACATTAGATAAAAACCAATCAGATTATCAATCTATTAATAATGGTGGTGAGTATGTAGACCATGCTGGCACAGCTTATCTAGGAACAACAGGCAATGCTAGAGGTGTTAATGGAACAATGATGGTGTCAGATGGTAAATGGTATGCAGAATTTAAACCAGCATCAGCAAACACACAAGCAGATGGCAACACAATATCAATTTATAAAAATGGTACTCATGCTTCAAGAAGATGGCAATATACTGGAGCTAATGCAATCGTAGGAAAAGAAACAGGTTCAAATGGTTGCGAGGGAATTACTTACCAACCCATGACTGGCACACCCAATCTTATAGATGATGGTGGTGGTGGAACTGTAAACTATGGTGTTCAAGCAAGTGTTAATAACATCATTATGATGGCAGTAGATTTAACAAGTGCTACATCTAAGATATGGTTTGGTAAAAATGGTACATGGTT